TCAATCTTATTGGCAATAGCTGCGACTGCTGGTTTCAAGATACGATCAGAGAACATATCTAGTGAAAGAGCTAAGTCTTGTGTAGTAAATTGTGTATCTACGTGGAACTGAGTTGAAAGCGTTACAGGTACTGAAGTTTCGTTCAAGTCCTCTACGTTCAAAGCTGGGCCAGTAGTACCAATGAAACGACCTGGTCTACGTACGTTTACTGTTGCGCCAATTTTAGCACCAACAACCGCAAACTGGTCATCATAGTTACGATCTACTTCACTTGTAAATGTTAGTTCATTCTCAAGAACCATTAACGCTTCGTTAGTGATTTTTGAGATGGTTAATAAAGTATTAGCCATTATATTTCTCCAAAAAAATTAGGTTTATCTAATCTTATTTGCCATTCGTGCGGCTTTCCATTGAGCATATGAGCCTTGAAATTCACCATTAGTGTCAATCAATACATCATTACCAATCTTGCCACCATTTAACGGCCTAATAGGACTAGGTGCTGTACTTCTTGAAACAGATTCTTTAGCAACTTTAGCTTTCGGTTTATCCTCTTGCTCAAATCGTGCTTCCAGTTTGCCTATTTCTCTTAGAGCTTTCACTAACGGCATTTCAGTTAGTTTCTGTGCAAAATCTTCATTTGATGCTAAATGATATAAGAGTTGAGGCCCTACATCACTTTCTAAAATGCTATCTCGTATTTCGTTGCTAACAACTGTTGTACTTGATTGCACCATTTTATCAAAATCAGGCAGAGTATTTTTAGCTTTTGCAATCTTCTCATTCCAGTTATTTAAAACTTTATCTTGAGCTTTCTTTGCTTTACGCTGTACTTCTTCTGCATCTCTTTGCTTTAAAGCATTTTCAGCACTCCATTCAGCTAATGCTTCTGCATATTCAAAAGCATCATTAAATTGGTTAGCTTGTGGCTTTCCCTCAATAGGAGCCTTTACAGGTTCTTGTTGTGGTGTTGCCTTTGCTTCATACTCTTTAAGACGATTCTCTAATTCAACACTACGAGCTTCTGCATCTTTAGCTCGTTGTGTTACTTTATCAAATCTTTTATTAAGCTTATCTGACCGCTTCTCAGTAGTCTGTTCCGTATTAGCTTCTGCCTCTGCTTCGGGTTCACTCTGCTTGTTGCCTTTAGTTTTGTCTGATTCTTTCTTTACAGATTCAACTTCAACTTCTGGCTCATCAGCTAAACCTAATCTTTCTGCATAAAAGGTGTGCGCTGTTTCACTTGTTACTACATTACTTGCTTCTTTCTCGGCCATGATTGCTCAAGCTCCTATGAAATTACTATATAAACTATTTAAAATTGTGTGTCAATTATTCTTTTGGTGCTTTAGGTACTTTTGTTTCTTTTAATACTTCTTTAATCTGTGCTTTATGAGCTTTTAACTCATCACGACTTAAATCAGCATAAGGGTTAGCTTTCTTAGGTGCTGGCTGACCATTGCGCCTTGCCATTTCATTTGCTTTCCATTCTGCTATGTTATTGCTAGTTACAACTTCCATAATATTCTCCGATTAAATTACTAAAATTATGCCAGGTCTGATAACTTGTTGCTAACAGCAGTTACTGGCTTTGACGGCTTTTGCTGATCTAATTCATACCATTCAGGTTTATTGTAATTTTCATCTTGTACATGATGATGATAATTGTGAAATTGTTGTAAATATGTTTCTGTATCTAATCCTGTATCAGCCATGATTAACTCCTATGTTTTATCTTTATTATATTTAATTTCTGGCTCATCTATTGTTAATGTTATTTAGTTTTTTTATCTTTTATCCATCCAAGTCTATCATCAAAAATTAAACCTCTATCTTTAGCGGATAAAGGTTTAGCTTCATATTTAAAGTTTTTATATTTAGAGGACAATGATGTAGGAAACCCCATTTTCTCAAGCCATAGTACCGACTGCTCGTAAGTTCCGTGAGAACTGCTAGATGGGTCTACGCTAAACCTTGTATTTAAAGTATCTGCACCAATTGGACTAAGGTTTGGATATTTATCTTCATGATTAGATAGCCTGACCTGTCTAGAATCTATTATATTAAAATCATCATCCAGCTTTTGAAAAGTAACATATTGAGAAGGAGATATTTTACTCCCCTCCCGTGTTATTTCGTAACCTGCTTTATTTCCTGCTCTCTCAAGCATTTCAGCTAGCTTTTTAGATTCTGTATAATTTTTTGGGATTCTACCAACAGGTGCGACTTGACCACGTTGCTCCATAAACTTACGATCATGTTCTTCTTTATTAGATCCAATAACAGTTGCCATTAAATACCCCTTTCAATTGCTTCTTCTTCCGCTAGTTTAAGTTCTCTTTGGTCCATTTGAGCCAATATTAAAGCTAATTGCGCTTTCATGTGTTCAATTTCTTTCTGTGTTTCTGTTTTGATAATTGTATCGTGCGCTGTAGTATCTGTACGCATTTGAGTATCGTGTACTTTAGCAGCAATTTCCATCTGTGCTTTTTGTAGCATAGCTTTATCTTGTTGCTCTTTAACACTAGCACCGTACTGAATATCCATAGTCATTTGTTGAATCTGTTGTTGTAACTGTTGGATAGTTTGTTGTGATTGCGCTAATTGCATTTGTACTTGTGGTGGAATATTAGACTTCTCATCAATTTGTGCAAGTGGGTTAGCTGCTGCTAAACGATCTGCAACAATATCAGCACCAGGGAAGTCCATATTTCTAAATATTAAATCACCAGCAGTTTGCATTAAAGCAGGATCAGCTTGCAATAAACTCATCATGCTATCAACAGCTTCTTGGCGTTTAGATGAATAGCCTGGTCCAGTTTCCATCACAATATCGTATTGACCTACTGTTACGTCATTTAATACCTTATCAACACCTTGCTCATCTTGACCTTGTTCATTGATTGTAACAAGCTCGCCTTTACCATCAGCACCAATAATACGCATAATGCGTTGTTTATCATAAATGTGAGGTATTAAGTCTAAAATGATTCTACCTGTCTGACGAATTGATCGTGTCAAATTGTCATAGTAGTGAAAGTTAGTCATATCAGTTTGTTGTTGCATACCATTCAGAGCTTTGCCTGATTGATTGCCGTTTGGTAGCTGACTAGGGTCATATATCCCTATTACTGCCATTAGGTCAGAATTTAAACCTTGTAAAGCCGTTACCATGCCTGCTGGCGGTGGTTCTGGTTGAATCCTTGTAGGTACAGGCGCCATTCTGCCTTCAGAATCAGTCTGTTTATAGCGTAAGACAGGCATAGATTTAACGTTAGCTAAATTCCATTCCATCTCGTGGCCTTCATCTTGACCTTCAGCAAGTAAGTATTTAGCTTTAGGTGCTAATGCAACTGATTCAGTCAGAGCTGTTGACCAGAAGTTATACATACGTTGTGGGTCTTTAGCCATACGTGTTAAGCCAAAACGTTTTTTCTTACTATCTACAATTAACTGTTGCCCATAAACTGGCACGATTGGAATAAATCTACCTGGCCAATCACGTTGTTCAAGTATTTGCATACCTGTTAGCTTGACCCATTTAATTTGCTTTCTAACTGTTTCACGTTCTGAAACTACATAGATACCTGCATCTTGTAAAATAGTTTCTTTAGGCTTCTCATCTTTATAGCAAGTTGTACCATCAGATAACAGTAATAATTTAACTTTAGTATGTTCAGTATAAAAATACTCAGCAATACGTATATCTTCTTTAGTTATCCATTCTGATTGACTATCACCTGTACCACGAGGGGTAAAGCCACCACCATCATCAGCACCAGGGTACATCTTACGGAATGTTTCTTTGCTTACTACTTCAGTAATTAGACACTTTTCAGCATCAGAACCATCAGGCTCATTAGAGTTAGGGTCAAAGTAAACCATGAAAGCGTTTTCAATACGCTTAATGTAAATTTCTTGGTCAAAGCTATCAGGACTAGGATAATCATGTATTACTCGCCAATATCCCCAACCCATTCTGACTGCAAAAGAAAAAGCATGATCGTAAGCAGAATCAGCATCAGATTGATTTTCAATGTGTCGGCATATACCAGTAATAATGTCAGCTATCTTTTCGTCTGATTCATCATTCATGCCATGCGCTTTCATGCGAGGGCGTTGTTGTCTTTGTTGGTTTTCTATCTGACGGCAATAGGCATCAATCTTGTTGATAGTAAGATAAGGCCTTGATTCAAGTAAACGTGAGTTTTGTATTTCTACTGGCCATTGATCGCCACCTGCAAACTTTAAATCATTTAAAGCTTCAACACGATTATTAGAATCAGCATCAGAACAGAAACGTAAATATTCTTTGGCTTCATCAATGATGCCTGTATTATCTTCGTCTGCATACTCGCTTGAGTAAATGCCACCATTACCATCATTATTTATAGCCATATAAATCCTTTAGGACATCCAACTGCTTACATCATAATTCATTGGTTTTCTTTTTACTATTTTTTTCTCTTGTATCATTAAGCCAATATAACGAAACGCATCAGCACCATGGCTGTATTGATCGTGAAGTGGGTTTTTGCTGAAAGCACCTGTTTCTGGATTTGTGTCATATCTATAATGCCTTAAACAATCTAAGCCAGCAGTAGTATGTGTTTTATCAAAGTAGCATGAGCTAAATATAGTTCTAGCTGCATTGATACTATCACTAATAGGTGTACGTTCAATAATTCTAACATTATAACCACTAGCTCTCACAATTTCTTCTAAACTACGGCCATTAGATGAAATAGTACGATTTTGAGCATCATGCGGTAAGTATAACGTATCGTAAACATAACCAAAAGTTTGCATCTTGGCTAATATTTCGCTAATTGTAGTCTGATTAGTTTCGTAATAACGTATTAGCCTTGTTTCCATGCCTACGAACTGTACAAACCATACAGCAGTAGCATCAGCCCAGCCAATATCAAACACAGCGATAACAGGCTTAACAGCATCATAAGGTACATTACATATCCTATTGTCTTGTTCGGCTCGTTGCATCTCTTTAGCAAAGATAGCCCCATCAATGGTTGATCGTGTGTAGCCTTCCCACACGTTTTGATACGCTTCAAAATCTCTAGTGCGTAATGATTGTCTTTCTAAGTCTAATACTTCGGGGAACCAAGGATTGTCATTCCAATTAACTTTTTGCACTACAGCATTAGTAGGTGGGTCAATGACAAAGCGTTTGTATGTATAGTCAGAGGGTAACTCAGGGTTAAATGTTATCCATATCTCGCTGTCATTCTTACGTATTGTAGGGATAAGCACATCAAAAGAGGTTTGAGTAACATTGTTTGCCTCTTCTACCCAACAATAATCAATTCCTTCTATGGATTTTAGGCCATTAATATTGTTCTTGATACCTGCAAAGATAAACTCAGTACCATTTAAACCACGTATAGATGATTGAGTTACTTCGTAATGAGCTTCAATACCCATATCATAGATTTGATCTACTAACAGCTTATGTACGCTGTCTTTCATTGAAATCATAAATTCACGACAACACAATATGCGTAATGTGTCTTTTATGCCTAAACATAACAAAGCTCGTGCTACTGAATGAGATTTGCCTGCACCACGACCACCATATAAAACTCTATATCTACTTTTCTTAGGTTCAAACAGGCACTTTAGCTTAGATGGGAATTGTGGCCATACAAAGCCGTTACTATCCCTCGTTGTTTGCATGACCATCTACAAATACGATACCAATACCTTTAACTATCTCAGCACCATCTGGCCCACTAATCTCAGTAGCTTGAATAGCTTTGCCGTCTATACGATCAATCACTTCTCTTACTGCCCATGCTTCGCCATCTTCTGCTGCTTCAACTAACTTAGTAGCAATATTTCTCAGCTTTAACGCATCTTCTTGTATCAGCACTTTGCGTAACTGGTCATAGAATAGTCTGCCTTTTCTTGCATTATCATTACCAACAGGCGCACCACCCTTGTCAATAGTTGTTTCAACTTTTAACTCTTTGTTTTGATTATCGTTTTGTATCGTATCTGACATATTGATAAGTATTACTTATTCATCTACTGGTTCTGCTTCAATTACAGCATCAGGAGCAGCCATTTGAGCTGAAGCTTGAGGTAATGCTTGACCATGTAACTTAGCAATTAACTGAGCTACTTCAGCATAAGCACCAGTTGCTAAGTGTTTTAAGATTTGCTCTACTTCTGCGATTTCTAATTCTAATTTAATAGCCATTATTTTTTACCTTTCTTTGATGATTCTTTCTTTACTGAATATGCAATTGCAACTGCCTGCTTAGGTGGTTTGCCTGCTGCAATTTCAGTCTTAATGTTGGATTTAAACGCTTTATCGCTTTTAGATTTCTTTAAAGGCATCATAAACTCCTATTCATTAATAAAACATACATCTTGCCATGACATGACTAAATACTTAACACCATCTTCGGTGTAAGGGAAGTATTTAAGATATTCTTCACCTTTATCATCATTCATAGTGCCAAATCTGATTCTTGCACCTACTTCAATAGGCATGGCTTCTCTACGACCATTAGGAAGTTTTTTACCTGGGCCTACTGCTACAACTTCGCCCATGTTCTCTACTTCTTTGTTATCAACATAGATAACACTAGATAGCTCTCTAACATCAGGCTTGACCACGATTTTGTCGTGCATGGGTTTTATTTGCATTTGGCAGGCCTTCCACGCTTTTTAGGTGTTGGCTCAGTTTCACCAAAATTAACTACTAATTGGTTAATGATTGATTCGTACATGATGTTTTTTAACACGTACTCACCACACCAGTCGTTAGGTGATTTGTTCTTTGTTTCAGGATAGCGTTTACAACTGCCCATTTGATCCCCAAAAGAAAAAAATTTACAAGAATTGCAGTTGTTTGTATGATTCGGTTCAGCCACTCGTTTTCTCCGATTAAATGTAGTGGTTAGAGAGCCTACAAGTTTAAGCCTTGTAGTGTTCTCGTTTTAATTAAAAGTCTTTGCCGTAAGCAGAACGTGAATGGTTATAACAAGTGCCTTCTGTTTTACCTGTATTGAACTGTTTGTCAGCACCGATATTATCTTCTTTGCCTTCTGCTACACCACCAACAATTTTACCTTTGCGTTCGCCTGACATATCTGCCTTGCTTGCACCTTTAGGAACTACAACACCTTTTGCTGGAATGCCAGCCGTACTGTTTGGGTTTGCCATCTTATTTCCTTTTAGCTAAAAAGTCTGCAAAATGCAGTTCTTAGATTGTAGTTTAACTATTTTTTGTGTCAAGTGCTTTAATTTTCTGCTTATATATTACTTTTAATGCTTTTATATCTTCAATAGTATAACGCTTTGGCTCATGCTTGCCTTCTAAGTAATTGACTGCATCAATACCAATCTTGATTATAAGGTTAATTCTATATTCCACTATATTCCCAATGTTAATTCTTTAATAAATAAGATTTGATAATATCAATTTCTGAAATACCTTTTCTTTTAAAATGATAAAATGAAGAGATTGGTATTTGTGCATCTCTCATCCATTCTGTAGTTTTTTTAGAAATACCATTAATCGTAAATGATTTTACTTTTCTATTGTTATCTTTTAAAACTTCATCAGCAGCAAGTCCTAATCTAAACCTTTGTATTATTGTTGCATAAGTAATGCCTGTTACTTCAGACCATTCAGATATAGTTTTTTTGAATCCATTAAACTCTATAAAAACATTCCTAGAAGTATTATTAGATTGAATCTTATTATTTTCCCATCTGCAATTTTCTTTGCAATAATTTCCATCATTATCTATTCTTCCTAAAGAATGTAATTCATCTGGCCTATCACCCATATCTTTATAAAAATTTACAAACAATTTCCATTCATCACAAACTTTTATACCTCTACCGCCATATCTTTTATATTTTTCAACAAGTGGGTTATAACAACGAGTTAGCATTCTATTCCAAGTCATATATTCTATTGACTTACTTTTGCCATGAGTTTTCATTTATATTCTGCTCTCTATAATCTTAATTTTTTTCTTAAAAATTTTAATTAGTCTTATTAGATAGTCAATATCATATTTTCTAATATCATTTTTATCCATCAACCAATCAACTTTATATTGACCTATTTTTTTAATTAATCTAGGTAAATACTCTATGTGATTTGATGATAAATGATTATTACAAACAGAGCAACTCTTATTTATGTTCCACAAATTAAATCTTAATTGAGGAGCAGCACCAACACTTCTAAAATGTGATGCGTGCCATTGGCCATTCCATGATGCTGGCTTATTGCAACTAACGCAGCCTAAATCTTTATCTCTAAGCCTACAATATCTATTTACAATAGTTTGTGTTTCTTTTAGCCAGTCAGATTTAGTCTTTAGTTTAATCTTAGCTTCTTTAGTTTCCTTGCGTTCAGCCTTCTCTCTGACTGTTTTAGCATGATCCCATGCACAGTTTGGGGAACACACAGATTGTAATGGTCTAGTTGGTGTAAACTTTACTTTACATATTTTACAAGTCTTGTCTTTAATAGGCTTAGTTATCATCAAAGTAAAATTCCCCATGATGCTGTTTTGCAAAATAAATTCTTGCTTCTTTTGCAGCTTCTAAAGTATCAAATCTTCCAATATAAATTCTTACTTTATTAACATGAACAGAAACTCTAAATTTTTGTCTATCACTTTCATAATAAACTCCTCTACATTTAGCAATATTATCAGCCCTATAAGCGTTCATAGCATTTTGTGAAACTGTCGCTTCTCGTAAATTTGTAATTTGATTATTATGACCATTTCTATCTTTATGATCTAATATTCCAATTGGAAATTTTCCATTAACATAAAGCCAAGCTAACCTATGCGCTAAGTATTGTTTATTATTAATTCTTAATGTTGAATATTTTTTATCTTTATACCCTGCTTTTTTACCAACTCTGACACAGCGACAAGTTTTTTTAATCCAAGTAAAATCCCCTGTGAATTCGTCATAATGTAATAGTTCTTTTAATTCTGATTGTGTAATCATTTTATGTCCTCTAAGACGTTGATTTGAGTAATGTCAGTTATCTATTGTTAGAGCAACAGATACTTAGCAGCTCCCTGACTGACAATTAAATTGTATCATAAATCTTCAAAAAAGAAGCCGATATTTGTTCCCCATTCTTCTATCTTATCTTGGTACTCACCCATCTCTTTTGTGGATAACTTTGTTGTACTCTTAATTAATTCTACCGATTCACCACCAATTTCATCTTGGTAACGTAGGAACTTCCATCCCATAAGATCGTGTACCTTGTCCTGGTGTTCACCAATATACATACCCAAAGCATTATACAGCTTCCATAGCCTACTATTCTGCTCTATTGATCGTGATGTAGTTCTTATTTTAGCTGACACTACATAACCCAATGAAAGGTCTAAGGCTTCTAGTTTTGCAATTAAATAAGGTAAGTTACTTTTTGACAGGCTAAAGTTAGTAATCATATTGTTATTAGTTTAATTTTATCCACAGGCACGTTATAAAAGAACTCACCATTAGTAATATACTTATTGTTTATTTCAACCAATGGTGAAGCAAGGACTGTCTTATCTTTACATATAAAGCAGAATGAACCTTGTTTGTTAAAAGCTAATAGAACTGTGGGTAAGTCATTAGTCAGTAGTTTCTTCTTTCTACTAGGGATATGTAAAGTATTAAATGTAAATACACCATCCCAAGCTGGTCTGACTTCTACTTCAACATAACCGACCTTAACATTATTTCTCATAGCTATTAGATCAACTGCGTAGTCATTAGGATTATCTATTAACTCAATCCCATAGAGTTGTTTAAATAACTTATAAGCTCTTAATCTACCTATTTCATCATAATGCTCATGTAACTCAGTATTAAACTGTTTATTTAACATTGTTCAATTCAAGAGCTTTCTGTTTTGCTTCATGTGCTGTATTAAAGTAACCAAATGATTTGTTATGGTGGCTTAATCCAAACTTCTCACCATTAGGAGTTATGTACTTAGCTATTAAGAAGTCTTTACACTTAATACAGTAGTTGTCTAATTTAACCCACAACATTTAATGCTTCTTTAGCATATTGAACACTTTTATCAGGGAATTGATTAGGATTAGCTAATATCCTTTTAGCCCATGCTTTATAGTCAGTCTTAGATATTAAGCGATCAGCAACAAACTTAACCACGTTATCAGCATGACGTTTATTATCCTGTATAGCTAATGGTGAAGATATTTTAGCAAATATCGTAACCTTATGTGAGCATAGTTCTTTAATGTCATGTGGAGTTGGTGGTTTACTTGAACTATCAACCCATTGATTAAGTGCCTTCTTAACTACATCAAATTCATAATTAGATAACATTGTCCACCAAGCTAATATTGTTTCTTTAGTCAATGGTGGTTTGTTGGTTAATTCCATTGTTACATTTAGCATACCCCAAAACTGTTTTTTGTTTGAATCATCCATTTGTAATTACTCCCTGTTTAGGCTCTAACCATTCGTTAAATTCTTCATCAGATATAAATCCAAGACCTTTCATTTTCTTAACTGTTGCCCCTGTTTTAATATTTAAACTACTAGCCTCATCACGCATATTCACAATCATTTGCAATAAGTAATTAAACTTTTTAACTTTTGCCTCTTTAGCGCAATTACAAAACTCTTCATTAGTAGCCCCAGCTTCTAATAGTTTTAAAAAAGTAGGATTACTTGGATTAATGCCAGTAATGTTAAACATTTTTAAAGAAACACAAACTGCTGATACTTTTTGCTGTATGTTTGTCTTCTCTTCTATTCTATTCTCTTCTATTCTCTTCTCTTCTTGCATGACGTTATTTGATTTCGTCATGACGGCATCATGATTTAGTTTAATATTTTGTATTAAAACACGCATTTTTGGGTTACTTGTTGCAGAACTTTGCAATCTTTTTGCTACTTTCATGCAAGTAATTTTGCCATCACCATTTTCAAATAGTCCTAATGATACAAATCGTTTCATCATCTCTTCTACTTTTTGAGGTGTTGAACCAGTATTACGAGCTATTATTCTTGCATCATGCTTTACTTCAAAAGTTAAATTATCGGCAGAGGTTTTACCTACAATTAATTCTATACAATACCAATACAGGCCATAACCTTCAAGGCCATAATCTAATAGAACCTCTTGTAGCTTCTCATCAAGATTTGCATTTGAATCATGTCTAAACCATTCCATATTATTCTGCACTATTTTTAAAGTAAACGAATAAAGCCTCTACTACACTAAATCTTACATCACCATTATTCTTTAACTTTAATATCGTACTTCTAGTTAATTTTAAATGCTTAATAACACCAGCTACATTACACATAGGCTCATTAAGTTTTCTTACTACATACTCTTTGTTAGATTCCATAATTAATCTCCTTGATTTACATCATAAACCTATTTAATACAGAGTGCAAATAAATAAATGCAAAATAAATACTAAAATGCTTGCATTAGATTAAAAAGAGAGTAGAGTGTGAATTGTGGTACAGCAATTAACTTAATAACAGGAGATTTAAATGACTACATTCCCACTAACTGGCAACATTAACGATCCAGACTGGCCTGAAGAATTAAACCCAAAAGATATTCAAGATGTTGTTGAACAATTCTTAACTTTTAATGCACTTCCACTATCTTCATACATTGACGAAACAGAATTGTTATCTGACCAAGTACATAAAATCTTATTTGATGTAGAAGATGACAAGCTAGGCCGTATCAAAGATTTATATGATGCGGAAATTACTCGTGTTGCTAAATGGGCTGAGAAATATGAAAACACTATCCCTCATGCAACATGGCTTGTTACTCAAGCATTGGAGTGCTAATCATGGAACTATATATAACTTTCTT